CGATTAGCTGCATGGATGCTTCTCATTGAAGCGTTAAAGAGTAAAAGCAAAGACGTATTTTATGTAGCACCTACTTACCAACAAGCTAGAGACATTCTTTGGAGTCTTCTTAAGGAACTTGGTCATGAGGTTATAGCTACTGCACATGAAAACACTTCGATCCTTACATTGGTAAATGGAAGAAAAATATATCTTAAAGGTGCAGATAGACCTGATACCCTTCGTGGTGTAGGTTTAGCATTTGTAGTAATTGACGAGTATGCAGACATTAAACCTAATGTTTGGGAACAAATCCTTCGACCAGCTCTAGCCGATGTACAAGGTGGAGCTATGTTCATAGGAACTCCTAAAGGTCGTAATCACTTTTACGAATTATATAAATACGCAGAGACAGATAAAGATGTAGAATGGAAAAGCTTTCATTACTCATCTTATGATAACCCCTTAATCCCTGCAAAAGAAATTGAAGCTGCAAAACTATCCATGTCCAGCTTTGCTTTCCGTCAAGAATTTATGGCTTCTTTTGAAGCGGCAAGCAGAGATATATTCAAAGAAGAATGGATAAAGTTTGATGAAGAAGAACCTAATAATGGTCGTTATTTTATTGCAGTTGACTTGGCTGGGTTTATTAATGTCGATAGAGAATCAGGTAACAAGAATAAAAAACTGGATGAAACAGCAATAGCAATTGTTAAAGTTCATGATGAAGGCTGGTGGGTAGCAGAGATTAAACATGGACGTTGGGATATTAAAGAGACGTGTGCTCAAATTATGAGTGCTGTTATAGAGTATGAACCAACAGCTGTAGGTATTGAAAAAGGCAGTTTAAAAAATGCTGCTCTTCCTTACTTAATGGATTTAATGAGAAGACACAATCACTATTTTAGAATTGATGATGTTACTCATGGAAACCAAAAGAAAACAGATCGTATAGTGTGGGCTCTGCAAGGTAGATTTGAACATGGTAAAGTTGTACTTAACTATGGAGACTGGAACAATGAGTTTCTTGATCAGCTTGTTAACTTTCCTAATCATATGCTTCATGATGACTTGGTGGATGCTTTAGCGTATATAGATCAGATTCAAGTCGTAGAGTATTTCCAAGACTATGAAGATGAAGAGTACGAAGTTTTAGATAGAGTTGCTGGATATTAATAAAGGACAAACATGGCACAGAATAAATTAGTAGACTGGATTAATGAATACATTGAAGAGTGGAGAGAGCACAGAGATACTAATTATCTTCAAGTCTGGAAAGAATATGAAAGACTTTGGAGAGGTGAGTGGGCTGCTGAAGATCGTTTAAGAGATTCAGAAAGAAGTCGTATTACATCTCCAGCTTTACAACAAGCTATTGAGAATCACACAGCTGAAATTGAAGAAGCTATCTTTGGTCAAGGAGATCACCTTTTTGATATTGAAGATGATAGAATGGATCAAGATCCAAGAGATATTGAATATCTTAAAGGATACATGAAAGAAAGCTTTAAGAAAAATAAACTTCGTAAAGCTGTAGGTGATGTTTGTTTACTAGCTTCTATTTATGGTACAGGTATTGGTGAAATTACAATTAAAAAAACAAAAGAACTTGTTCCAGCAACAAGACCTATGCCTGATATTGATGCAAGAGCTATTGGTGTAGAAACAAAAGAAAGAGTTAATGTTGTTTTAAAACCAGTATCTCCACAAAACTTTCTTATTGACCCAACAGCAACTTCTATTGAAGATGCTATGGGTGTAGCTATTGAAGAGTTTGTATCAGCTCATAAAGTTGCTGAAGCAGTTAAAGCAGGTATATACAAAGATACAGAAATAGAAGATGATGCTACACCTGATTCTGATTTAGAATCTTCTTGGATTGATGAAGAGTATAATGATGATAAAGTTAAAGTTCTTCGTTATTATGGTTTAGTTCCATCTAAACTTTTAGATAACCAAGGTGAAGATGATGTAGAAGAATTATTTAAAGAAAAAAAAGAATCAGAGCAATCTGAACTTATGGAAGAGTATGGTGACTTAGTAGAAGCAATTATTGTAATTGGTAATGAACAGTTTTTATTAAAAGCTGAACGTAGTCCTTACATGATGAAGGATCGTCCAGTAGTTGCTTACCAAGATGATACAGTACCTAATAGATTCTGGGGACGTGGTGTTGCAGAGAAGGGTTACAATATGCAAAAAGCTATTGATGCTCAACTCCGTAGCCATCTTGACTCACTAGCACTTACCACTGTACCTATGATGGGTATGGATGCTACTCGTTTACCAAGAGGATCTAAGTTTGAAATTAAACCAGGTAAATCTGTTCTCACTAATGGTAATCCATCTGAAATTTTAATGCCATTTAAATTTGGTCAAACTGATGGTGGCAACATTCAAACTGCACAAGCATTTGAAACGATGTTATTACAAGCTACAGGTACATTAGATACACAATCTACAGCTGTTCAACCTACAGGTGGAGAGTTATCTGTAACACTTTCTAGTATCTTAAAGAAAAACAAACGTACCTTAGTAAATTTCCAAGATCAATTTCTTATTCCGTTTATTGAAAAAGCAGCTTGGAGATTTATGCAATTTGATCCTGAGCATTTTCCAGTTAAAGATTGGAAGTTTATTCCTTCTTCAACATTAGGAATGTTAGCTCGTGAAGTTGAACAAATGCAATTCATTAATTTAATGAAAACTTTAGGACCTGATAGTCCTCTTGTTCCTATTTTAATGAAAGGTATTATTGGTACTTCTAGTTTAGCAAATAGAGAAGAGTTATTAGCAACTTTAGAAGAGTCTATGAAACCTAGTCCAGAACAACAACAAGCTCAGCAAATGCAAATGCAGTTGCAAGCAGGTCTTGTTCAGTCTCAAATTAATGAGTTTAATTCTAGAGCTCAAAAACAAGCAGCAGAAGCTCAACAAACTGTTGTTGAAACTCAGTTTATTCCTGAAGAGACTAAAGCTAAACTTGCTATGGCATTATCTAACAACCTTGATGCTGGATCTGCTGATGATAAAGAGTTTGAACGTAGAGCTAAAGTAGCTGAACTTCTTATTAAAGAGAAGAATGTAGACCTTAAAGCTAAAGATATGGAACAAAATAAACAAATAGTTATGATGCAAATGCAAAAGAACTTGACAAAATAGATATTCTATGCTATAATTAATTATAGTGACTGCTATTATAACATACTTTTAACAAGGATGCAATAGTTTGGATAAAGAATTACAAGAGTATTATGAAGAACGTTTTAATACTATGTCAACAAAAGGGTGGAAAGACTTTATAGAAGATACTCAAAACCTATTTGATACATATAATAAAATAAATACAGCCGAATCGTTTGAGGAGTTTCACAAACGAAAAGGTCAATTAGATATACTTCAATGGATTCTGACACTAAAAAATGTGTCGGAGCAAGCCTACGAGGAGTTAAAAAATGAAGAAGTTGTTTGAGTTCCACTGCTCTACATGTGATCATCACTTTGAAGAGTTAACGGAATACACACAAACTTTTACATGCCCTAAATGCAACTCTAACGCTGACAAGATCATCAGTGCACCTAGAGTTAACTTAGAGGGTTGGTCAGGAAGCTTTCCAGGCGCGGCAGCGGCTTGGGAAAAAAAGCATAAACAACAGCTTGCTAAAGAACAAAAGCAGAATGCCGCTTGAAATTCTTTCCTAAAATGCTAATGGCACAGGAGAAATAATATGGCAGAATTAATAGATGAAGTTTTAGTAAATGATTTGGAGGCTTCTAGTCTTGACGACATGGTTAAATCCGATAAAGTGGATGAGCTAAAAGTTGAAAAGAAAGTAGAAACTAAACCAGAAGCAGTTGAAGAAGATATCCCTGAAAAGTATCGAGGAAAATCACTAAAAGATATTGTAGCAATGCACCAAGAAGCTGAAAAGTTAATTGGTAGACAAGGCTCTGAAGTAGGTGATCTAAGAAAATTAGTGGATGATTATATTAAAACTCAAACAGCTAAAGATTCAAAGGTAGACGAAGTAGCTACAACAGATGAAGATTTCTTTATTGAACCTAAATCTGCTGTAAATAAGGCAATTGACAACCATCCAGCAATTAAAGAAGCTCAAAATGCATCTTTATCTATGAGACGTGCAGAAACTGTTTCTAGATTAAAACAAGAGTTTCCTGATGCAATGGAAGTTGTTCAATCTCCTGAGTTTGCAAAGTGGATTGAAGGTTCTAAAGTCCGTACAGAGTTATTTGTAAGGGCAGAAACCCAGTATGATTACGATTCTGCTAAAGAATTGCTTGATACTTGGAAAGAAAAACAGAATCTAAGTAAAAAAGTAACAGAAACTTCTAAAGTAGACCGAGATCAACAGTTAAAAGCTGCAGATATTGGTAATAATAATGGAACTTCTGAAACAGTAGCTAAAAAGAAATATCGTAGACAAGATATTATGAAACTTATGACAACAGATCCCGATAGATATGATGCTATGTC